GATGTAGAGCGTACGCGCAGGCGTGCCGGCACGGGGAGCGCACGTGTTCGTCAGCTCAGAGCCGGCGCACGAGGCGTCCAGCGCATAGCCACGGCGATCCTTCATCAGCACGAGGTCGTGGACGTTACCGAGCATGTCGTTGAGCGCCTCAACCGTGCCGATGTCCTGCGACAGCTGCGTCCAGATCTGCATCCAGTCGCCATACTGGCGGTCGATGCGCTGGCCACCGATCTCGAGCTCAACCGTCTTGATGAGGCGGTGTCCGATGTAGTTGAGCCAGCGGAAGCGGTTCAGCTGGGTGACCGACGCAAAGTCGACCGCCGGCAGAACCACCTGGACGTACGTGCGGTACATCAGGTCGGCGTTACGGTTGATGACAGCCGTCACGCGCTTGTTGAAGTCCGCCTGTCCGTTGAAGGTCACCTCAATGGACTCCATGGCGAAGTTCGTGTGGCGCTTGTACAGCACCTTCCAGAACGTGATCTGCGGGTTGCCCGAGATGTAGATGTCCTGCGCACCATAGCTCACAAGCTGAAGAAGACCACCACCCATATCGTTTGTATGATAGTATGCAAGAAAAATTATTTACAGGCTAAGGCGACGCGGTGAACTTTGGCGAGTCTAAAAAGGTAAGTGAAGTATCTCTACCAGATCAGCAATACTGCAGATCTTGTTGTGACCGAAGAACTCGTCTCCAAGAGTCACCCTCCATCCTGCACGTTGAATGACTGAACAAGTCTTTTCAAGGATTGACTGACATGGTAAATCCAACCGATCATATTCTTCGTATGTTAGAATCTTTGCACGATTGATTGTAGTACGATACTCAAGCTCTTGTACCGTGACTTCTATGTCTCCTGAACGCACCTTTCGTAAAATCAGAGGATCTGTAATTTCATCCAACTCGGAAATCATAATGACATCCTTTGGCATCAGTTCAAGCTGTTCAATGCCACGTGCAATACAATTCCGTCGGTGATATTCATTGATTCGTTGCTGCTCGTTCGTTGGAGCTACATATGGCGTATCCCGAACCACAACATGAATGATCTTGGGTAGCCACTTTGCATAACGTTGCTTGTTCTCCTCAAAGAACAGTGGCTTCGGATCCCCATTGTCGGACCGAATTGATTCTACAAGAATGAAATAGTCAACAAATTCATCCATACTCGCAAACCGATATTCAAGCAGATTGAGTTCATTGTGAAAGACAAACGCATCCACTACCTTTGGCTCCTTGACAGGTGGACTAAAGAACCCTTTCAGGTAGGTCCGATACAATGGCGGAAGCTTACGTTCGCCGAGTTTTACGTGTGTTAACTTTGGATTGGACGGAGAGTCAATCAAATGGGCTCCTTCTTCAATCTTAGTTTTGATCAGTGCCTCTGTGACGTATTCAGGTATGTTGACTTCTTGGTGTGAAAAGTTCTCAATCTTATTTTTTATAAATGCTGCATCGCCAAAATAGCTAAGATGCCATCCTCCGTCTTCAATCACATAAATATCTCCTTCCTTGTTTGCACGGAACTCCTGGGGAGTACGACCTAACTCCCGAACTGCCTTGAATGACACAAGACGAATTGTAGGCCACCAATTTGACACATGCGTATTCAGATTATAGGTGTAGACATCAGCTAACGGACTATGAAAGTAGACATAGGCTCCAGCCCTGACACATCGAAGAACATGCGGATCTACAAGTTCGTCCAAATCTGAAATCATCAATACGTCTTCATCAGCAACCGTAAGCTGTTCATATCCTCGTTGAATACCGTTCCTCTGATGTGCCTCATTCTTCCACTGATCACCCTTCTCAAAATCGACGTTCGGAAATACATGGGGAAAATCACGAATGACTACGTGAATAATCTTGTGACTCCATCTTGCATAACGGCGTTTATTCTCCTCAAAAAAGAGAGGCTTTTCCTTTCCTACAAATGTATGTGTTGATTCTACGAGAATGAAATAGTCAACAACATCGTCGAGAACCGAAAAACGGTATTCGAGCATGTTGAGTTCGTTATAGAAGATAAATGCATCTATGATCTTCATTTTTCAAAGTAAGTGATCATGCTTTAAACCCTACGCTTACGACGCGTACGGCCACCTTTAGGTGTACCAACAGGTGTCAAATTAGATAACTTTACTTGAGCCTCAGTCTGCTTAGGTGTCTTGATTCCAAGAGGCAGCGGATTCCGTAGCGACCTACGTGCTTGAAGGAGCGGAGCAACAACCGCGGGATCGTTTGCATGGGTAAGCTGCTTAGGGACAACATAGTCGTTCTCATCACCGCCGCGCCTACGGCGGGTGCGACGACCGCCGTTAGGTCTATTTGGATTCTTACTCCTCTTTATCTCATCCCACGCCCTATCCATGTCTTCAAACGATGACTCGCGCCTACCATCACTTTTAGCGTACTTTCTGGCAAGAAGGGCTATTTGAATCATCTCATGCTCCGTCGCATGATGACGTTCGCGATACTGGGTAATGAGGGGCTTATTCCGATTTGGGTTCCTCGGCATTATTTAACGTAAAGATTTTTACGCCTTCGAGAGGAGGTGGGCCTTCTTGGCACGGGCACGGAGCGTGGACTTCTTGCCCGACGACTTGAGTCCGTGGGACTTGAGGACGCGCTTGAGGGCCTTGGCAGAGGGTCCCTTGCGGGTGCGGCGGCGACCAGCAGTGGCACCGGGGCTTCCCTCAGGGGCAGGCATGGCAGGGACAGTGGAGTTTCCGGCAGGCGTAGGCATTTTGTTTACTATGCGAGAAACTTTCAGGATGAACGCGAGAAGTAAAAAATGGAGCCTCTTGGAATTATTGCGATTGTCGGAATTGCTGCGACGGCTCTGGCGTTGGCGTACTACTGTAAGAAGAAGAGTGATTTTGGTACTCTTAAGATGACTAAGTCTTCGTCTACGGATAAGCTAACTGAGATGGTTCGATCCGACGATCCTATTCAAGTATCATCTTAGGCGTGATATGCATCGCCTCTAGCTCCTGCATCCAGAGCTTCATTGCATACGGGATTGTCTTCATCACGAAGTCCGTCTTGTTCCCGCAGGCACCGCACGAGTAGATTCCCTCAACGGGATTCACCACTGCAAGTGTGCCGCATGTCTTACATAGACCCGTCTTGAACGGGTCGGAAACATCCATCAGACGCTCCTTGGTAAACACCGAGATGCCGTGTGAAAGCATACAATCGCGTTCCATCTCACCCACACGCAGACCACCATCACGCGACCTGCCCTCGCAAGGCTGGCGGGTCAGTGATACAATCGGTCCACGGGCTCGGCTGTGCTTCTTGTCAATAACCATGTGCTTGAGACGCTGGTAGAAAGTAGGACCCATGAAGATCTCTGCCTGCATCATCTCGCCTGTCTGACCATTGTAGAGGATCTCATTGCCGTAGGGATGCATCCCCAACTCGACCATGTGCTTCTTCAGGTCATCAACCTTGAGGTGGGAATACGGAGTTCCATCGCCCAGAGTACCCTTACGAACACCAATCTTGCCAAAGATGTTCTCCATCAACTGAGCAATCGTCATGCGGGACGGAACAGCGTGAGGATTCATGATGATGTCAGGACGTAGACCACTTGCAGTAAACGGCATGTCCTCCTCATCCATCAGCATTCCAATGGTTCCCTTCTGACCGTGACGAGATGAGACCTTGTCACCAATCTGCGGGATGCGTTCAGACACGGTACGGACCTTGATAAATGGGTAGCCGTCTGAGTTCTTATCCTGCCACACGCCGTCAATACGACACTGTTCAGAGTTCTTGTGTGTAGTGGAGGCATCACGGAACGTGTATCCAGCAGCGTCATTGCGCAGATTGACCACCTTGCCAATGATGACATCATTCTCATTGATCACTGAGTTCAGGATTGGAAGTCCATTATCCGAGACAGCTGCGTAACTTGTGTTCTTATACTTGCGAGTATTGTGCTTCTGAGGCTTCATGAACTTCTCCTCCCGACCAGAGGTAACGTTACGGTGCTCCTCGTCCTTGTACATTCCGTAGTAGAGGCCACGGAAGAAGCCGCGCTTCACCGAGGATCGGTTCATGATGACCGAGTCCTCCTGATTGTAGCCACCGTAACAAGCGATTGCAATGATGCCATTGAAACCGAACGGCATCTCATGCATCTTGAGGATGCTCATGGATCGCGTCTCCACAATCGGGCGAGCAATCGAACAGAGGACATAGGCATTCTTGTCCAGACGCTTTGCGAAGTTGCCAGCGTAGACACACATAGCCTGTTTACCCATGGCAGATTGATAGGTATTACGAGGAGACTGATTATGATCCGACAGTGGAATCGTGGATGCCATCTGCCCAAGGATCAGACTTGGGTGAATCTCGTAGTGAGTGTGCTGGGGCGTCATCTGGTCGCGATTGACTGCAATCCGCAGCGTCTCTGTCTCGGATGAATCGATGTAATCAATGCAGGATGCTACCCACTCATTCCAGCTCGTCGTATCCTTTGGAGGAGAGGCTCCAACTCGGAAGACAGGGCGCACACAGCGACCGCCATCTGTCTCAATCGTCACAGTGTTCATCAGGGTATACCATGCAACCGAGATGTGAGGGTGTAGCCGACGAATCTGCTTCGCGGCGCGTAGAGATGTTACAAGAGTAGCGGGGTTCTTTGTGTACCCAACAATGACTCCGTTGATGGTCACCGATGTTCCCTCATAGACCCTGGGAGTATCAATCCACTGGATATCGGTATCTCGGAGGAAGTGGGTGACGGTTGTTGAAGGAACATGTTGAGAAATCGACGTCAGCATGCTCATGTTCTTCACAATACCAACTGAATGACCCTCTGGTGTCTCAACTGGACACATGAACCCCCATGAAGTACCATGAAGCTTACGAGGAGCCAGCAGCTTGCCCGACTTCTCAACGGGCGTCTGGATACGACGTAGATGGCTCAGTGTTGCAAAGTAGGACATTCGTGCAAGAACCTGAGAAACACCTACCTTGGTTGCATTGGACATTGCGGCAGCAGATCCAAGACCCTGAACTGTAAAGTTGCCCGTAGCAAGAGCCTGCTTAAGCTTGCCCTCAATCGCAGAGAGCTTGAGAATCTTGTAGAGATTGTTCACATTCAGGATCTCCATCGGTCGGGGTGCCTCACCGCGCTTCCAGGAGTCATTGTTGACCTCCTGAACAAACTCATTGCGAGTATCGTTACAGACCTTCTGAAAGAGCTGACGGAACAGATGGGTCAACAGGGCGCCTGTCGTCACCACGCGCTTGTTCGGATAGGCATCTCGGTCATCCAGAGGAATCTGCTTGCAGTAGGTCAGCAGAAGACGGCGGATCATAGAACCCATCAGCATCGTCTTGCGGGCATTGTGGAGTGGGGTCGTTGTGAGCTCCCCTGCAAACCTGACGTGAGGCAGCAGCTCAGAGTTTAGCAGCTGGCGGACATATGCACACTTGTCCTCCTGGTTCGTTCCATACTGGAGATGGTTCGTGAGATACTGGATTGCCTCTTGTTGCGTAAAGACGCCCAGCTCCGATGCATCGCGGAATGAGGCAGCCAGCAGCTCCGTGTGGAGATCATTCTCATCGTCCCAGATGATCTTGGTAATAGCCTTGTCGGTCAGAACTCCCAAAGCACGGAAGTAGACCACCACAGGGATGTCCTCACGGAAACGG